GCAACGACAGCAAGCTCGCCGCCTCGGGCAACGACAGCAAGCTCGCCGCCTCGGGCAACTACAGCAAGCTCGCCGCCTCGGGCTACGGCAGCCAGCTCGCCGCCTCGGGCAACGACAGCAAGCTCGCCGCCTCGGGCTACGGCAGCCAGCTCGCCGCCTCGGGCAACGACAGTATTTGCATTGCAGCCGGCCTTAATGCAATAGCACGCGCTGGGGAAAATAGCGCCATTGCGCTTACCTATTACGACGGAACGCGCTACCGCATCGCTGTTGGCTATGTGGGCGAGGATGGCATAGAGCCGAACGTGGACTACCGCGTCACAAATGAGGGTGAATTTGTGAATGCTCATGGCAACGGAGGGAGCGATGAATAATTCCCGCGTTTCGTCCGGCCGGTCGCGCGCTCGGAATGGGCGAGGACGATGAATAACCGGATCGAGTAGAGGACGTGATGAGTGAATGGAAAGTCGCAGCGCTGATCGGCGCCGCGTTCCTGGCCGGTGCCGCGCTGCTCGATGCGCACGACGCCTACACCGAGGCGCGGATTGCAGAAGCTGACTGTGAGCAGCCGAAGATTTCGATGGCGGAGGCAGGCGAATGATTCTTTCAAACCAGACAAACATCCCGTCGCACGTCATTCGTCGCGACGCCTACGACGCCCGCACCGACGGGCATCACATGACGCTGACCGAATGGCTCGGGGCGAAACGCGCTCAGTTCGAGGCAACGCACCCGGAGCACGGCAAGCGCAGCGACGCGGGCCGGCGAGCGTTTGACAACTGGCTTTACATGAGGGGAAAGACTGAATGAACGCGCCATTGACCGCTCGCGATGCGTTTCTTGTCGAGCGCGCTACGGGTTTGGGTGGAACCGATCTTGCCGCAATCCTCGGCTACGGCTTTCGGACGCCGGTTGAGGTCTGGATGGAGAAGACCGGACAAATGCCGCCCGACGATGGTTCGATGCGCCTGCGCTTCGGGAACCACAACGAAGAATTTGTGGCGCGCGAATACAGCGAGGCTACCGGGCGCCGTGTGCAGCGCTACACCAAGATGCTGCGCCACCCTGATCACCCGCACATCCTGGGGCACGTCGACCGGCTGGTAATCCCAGAAGGCGCAAAGATCGCGGCGCACCGCGGCGAGATCCGCACTGATCGCGGCCTAGAGTGCAAGACGGTCGATGACATGGCGTACAAGCTCGGCGAGTGGGGCGATCCTGGCGGGGACGAGGTTCCAGCCGGCTACCTGATCCAGTGCGCTACCTACATGGCGCTGACCGGCTGCCATCGGTGGGATTTGGCCGCGCTGATCGGCGCAGGCGCCAAGCCGTTGGCGATCTATCACCTGGCGCGTGACCGCGAGCTGGAAGACGAGATCATCCGCCGCGGCGACGAGTGGTGGCGTAAGCACGTCGTCGGCAACGTGGCGCCCGAGCCGATGTGCGAAGACGACGTTGCGCTTCTGTACCCGCAAGCGATCAAGCGCGGGCCTGTCGTCGCATCGCCTGAGGTTGTGCAGATGATCGCCGATCTGAAGCAGCTCAAGGCCAGCGAGAAGGCTGCACAAGAAGCCGCCTCCGCGCTTTCAGTCGCCATCAAGTCATTCATGGGCGCGGCCGGCGAGCTGATCTTGCCTGGCACCGAGTACGACAAGAAGCCCATCCGGCTAGCGACGTGGAACAACCGGAAGGCCGCGCGCCGGTTCGATCTTGACGCCTTCGTTGGCCACCTCTGCCCGGGGGCGCTCCCCGGCGAACACGCGCTCTACATCGAAGACGCGCGCCGCACCTTCACCGTCTCCGGCGAGCCGGGGCGGACTTTCCTGATCAAGTGAGGGCATCATGATCAACGCCACCGCACTCAACCCTTTCCAGTCTGCTAAGGCTGCGCCGAGCAACGCCGTTGCGGAGTCGTCAGCCCAGCGCGAGGCGCAAGAAGTTCAGGCGATGATGGTGATCGCCAAGCGATTCCCGCGCGACCAGGTGCAGGCGATGGATCGCATCCTGCAAGCCTGCACCCGTCCGACGCTGGCCGAAGGCGCGCTGTACTCCTACAACCGTGGCGGCTCGGATGTAACCGGCCCCAGCATCCGGCTAGCCGAGGCGATCGCGCAGAACTGGGGCAACCTGCAATTCGGCATCCGCGAGCTGTCGCAGGAGAACGGCGAAAGCACGGTCGAGGCATTCGCGTGGGACATGGAGAACAACACGCGGCAAGTGAAGGTCTTCCAGGTGCCTCACATCCGCTACACGCGCAGCGGATCGAAGCGGCTCGAAGACCCGCGCGACGTTTATGAACTGGTCGCCAACCAAGGCGCCCGCCGCCTGCGCGCCTGCATCCTTGGTGTCATCCCCGGTGATGTAGTCGAGTCCGCCGTCCGCCAGTGCGAGACGACCCTTACCGCCAGCGCGGACACGTCACCGGATGCGGTCAAGAAGATGGTCGACGCCTTCGGCCAGTACGGAATCACCCGAGAGCAGATCGAGAAGCGCATTCAGCGCCGCCTGGACACAATCACGCCAGCACTGATGGTACAGATGAAGAAAATCTACGCCAGCCTGCGCGACGGCATGAGCGCGCCCAGCGACTGGTTCGACGCGCTCCATCCCGCGGCCAATATGGCAGCAACAGAGGCCGGCAAGTCCAAGACCGAAACGCTCAAGAGCAAGCTGGGTGCCGGCAAGAAGCAATCCGATCTCGCGCCGGATCAGCATGACGACGATCTGCGCTCTACTGAGCGGCAGGCCGCCGCCGAGCAGAAGGCCGTCGATCCCGAAGCCGGCGAAGTGCATGAAGACTTCCTGGCCGACTACGAAGCGGCAGAGCAGCAATGAGGCCCGCGGCGATCACGCTCGATGTGCTGATGGGGCGCGCATCGCCGCCCCCCGTCGTGGTGCCGCAGAAGCGCCGCGCTGCACCGGTATCGCAGCAGCCCCCGCCTGACTCGATGGCCGACGACGCGAAGCGGCGCCGCGACGACATCGCCGCGTTCATCGCCGCTAATCAGCCTGTAACGTCGAAAGAGGTCGCAGCGTGGGCAGAAATCCCGCCGATGAGCCTCGGCGCCGATCTTCGCTCTTTGCGGATGTCTGGGCGAATTCGGAGGGTCGGCCGGACGACAAAACTAGAGGGGCAGGACGCGATATGGGGAACGTGATCAACACGCAAGAATGCCGCGCGCGCCTGCTGAATCTTAGACGACTTGGAGTCAGCGATTGCCCGTTTTGAGGATGGACATGACCCACAGCAAATACCATCGCGAAATCAGGCCTGGCGTGTTCGTTGATGTCTATGACGTGCTGCATGCGTGGCGCGTCACGAATCCGGCACTGCAACACCTGATCAAAAAGGCACTGCAACCCGGCGAGCGTGGCCATAAGACGATGATGGAAGACCTGAATGACATCGTTGTTAGCGCGAACCGCGCGTACGATTTGGTGCGCGATTCCGGAGAGGTGGGTCAATGACGCGCCACCACTGGACCGAATCCGAGATCAAAACCCTACGCCGCCTCTGCCCCACGCACGCCGGGCGCGAGATCGCCGGCGTGCTCGAGCGCACCGGCAACGTGACGCGGCACAGACTCAAATGAGCGGCGGACACTACCACTACGCCTACAACACCATGCGGGACTGCGCCGACATGATGCAGGACGATGTGCGCCAGTACGCCACCGAGCACGTCGACCGCTGGGGCGACACGCAGAAGCCGCTTCCGCCCGACATCCTCGACCTGATGCGCCAGGCCGCTGTAACGCTCCTGCGCGACGCGCAAATGGCGCGGGATATCGAGTGGTACATGAGCGGCGACTATGGAGACGACACGCTGCGCGAGTGCGCGAAATCTTGGGCACTCAGGACTGCTCCTCCTGATGAGCAGGCATCCACTGATGAGGGCCTAGCATGATCCACCTCCACAACACCGCACCCGCAGCCTGTCGCACCTGCGGGCACTTCGAGCGGCGCGAGATCCACGGCGGCGAGACCGTCGAGCATGACGACGGGTGCCTAAAGGGCAAGCCGATGCATGAGCCATGCGCCTGGCACACGGATGGCGCAGTGATGCGGATCGATGGAAACAGGATGGCGCGGACATGAAACGCACCGCCACCCTACCCCGCTGGCTACAGCGAGGAATCGACCGTGCAGAACGCGAGCGGAAGGCGAACATGATCGCCCGCCCCATGCGCAACCTGCTGGACATGCTCGCGCACGGCGAGGTGTACGAGATCGACGGCCGCGCAGTGATGCGCATGCCCGAGGTCGATGAGCAGTTCGCCACCCGTGCCGAGTGGTGCGAGATCGCCCCGGCGATCGATGGCTGGCGCGACTGCTGGCAGCGCCTCGCGCCGGACATCAGCATGTACTACCTCGGCATCCTCGCCGCCCGGCTGCGTGATGACAAGCCGCTCACACCACGCCTGGTCGAGCAGGCGCGTGCGGAGTTCGATGCTACGGTCGAACGGCTTGTCGACATCCCGCCGGGCGCGGTAACGAGCGCGATTCGCACGACGGAGATTGCTTGGGAGTTGGAGAAATTGACGAAGGAGGCAGCGTGAATGAGCTACATCTTTTCGCGGGCGCTGGTGGAGGCATTCTCGCCGGCCAGCTTCTCGGGCACCGATGCGTCTGCGCCGTCGAATGGGAGCCCTACGCACAGGCCGTGCTTGTGGCACGACAGAACGATGGAACCTTCCCGCCTTTCCCGATTTGGGATGACGTGCGAACGTTTGACGGACGACAGACTGGATTACTCGGTGGAGCGGGAATCTTTCCAGCCTGGCCAGCAGACCCCGCCGATGCGCCTGAATCCCGAATGGGTCGAGTGGTTGATGGGATGGCCCATCGGGCACACCGGATTAAAGCCCTTGGAAACGGGCAGGTATCAAGAGTGGCTGCGGCAGCATTCGCCGCGCTCGCCAGCGATTAAGGAGGCAGCATGACCATCTACGCCACCCGCCCCATCGCCTGGATCGTCGGCCCGTCCGATAAGCCGCTCTACGACGATCAGATGACTCGCATCGAGATAGAGGATCAGTCCGCCGGCGAGTATGTCGTCGTCAGCCAGGCCGCGAACGAGCGCGGCGATCATCGCATTGCGATTGGCGCCGAGGAATGGCCGGCGATCCGCGCCGCAGTTGATGCCGCACTCGCTGAGTGCATTGATTTTGGAGGGCAATCGTGACCCCCACCGAAAAACTAGCCCGCCTGCGAGAGTGGGAAACGCATCTGCGCGACCTTGACTCTGCGTGGGACAAACTGCACAGCCTGACAGGAGCAGCCACAGGCGGCCCGCTCGGAGATGCCACGTGGTGCGTTTTCGACGCCTACACGCGAGCCATCGGCCGCGAAATTGGCGACGTCGAAAACTGGATGTCCTGGCACTGGCTCGAAAATCAGCTCGGAGAGCGCGGCCACGAGGCCGGCAACCGGAACGAGATGCGCCCGATCAAGACGCTCGAGGACTTGCTGTGGGTAATCGAACTGGAGGATGCGCAATGAGCATCACCTCACCCATCACCGACACCCTGCAGCACGCCGTCGTCTCGGGCGTCGTGCACGAGGGCATCACCGTCAAGACCCGAGATGGCCGGCGGGCACGGCTGGCCGTGATCGACGACGAGGGCCACATCATCGAGGCTGGCCCTGCCGTTGAGCGCGAGGTTTGGGAAGTGGCGGTGCAGGTCTATCGCAATTTCTGGCGCGGCCAGGGGCATTTGCGGGTGCTGTCTGGGGCGCGGGAGGGCGGGAAATGACGATGAAGCACACGGCTGGAGAATGGATTGATCGCGGCACTTCATGCGTCGGAACGCGCTGGCAGCTTGTCGCAAGCGTCTATCCAATGGAGGACGAAAACCCAGAGGAGCATGCAGCAAACAAGCGCCTGATCGCCGCCGCTCCCGATCTACTGGCGGCACTGAGAAGCGCGGTAAATGATGCTGACGCA